CTTTCCAAAATTTAATGATTGATGCATTTGATAAGATTTTAGCTTACAATAACATTACATTAAAACTATACTTTAAAACATTACAACCTTTAGAGTTTACTGATCTAACAAATGTTGCAGATAAAGAGACTAGAGAAGAAGAAACTGGACAAAAGTTAAGTTTAAAAAAGAGTAATGTAGAAATACATAGAGTAAATGAAATGCTAACAAAAGATTTAGCTAAACAATTAATAGCTCTAGGAGAAGATGAAGATTTAGATACTTGGGATGTTATATCTGAACAAGAAGTAGATTATGAAAATGATGACAAATTAAACTCAATGCTAGAATTAGCAAGTGCAAAAGATGTTAAATCTACTAAGTCTAAAAAAAGTGAAGATGATAAAGCATTATTTAAAGTAAGATATAGATATACTGGTGGTGTTAGAGAGAACACTAGAGATTTTTGTAGAACATTATTTAATGCAAAAAAGATTTATAGAAAAGAAGATATACAGTCAATGGATAATGTACCAGTAAATGCAGGATTTGGAAAAGGAGGATCAGACACTTACTCTATATGGTTGTATAAGGGTGGACCTAACTGTTATCATAAATGGACTAGAGTAGTTTACTTTAGAAAAAGAAATGCTGATGGAACATTTATGCCTAACAAAGGACTAGCAAATGATAAAATTGTATCAGAGGCAGAGGCAAGAGGACAAGGTTTTAAACCTGCTAAAATAGGTAAGGCAGGAATAGCTCCTAAAGATATGGACAATCAAGGATATGCAACATCAAAAAAGAATAGGAAGTAATGGCAAAAGTATTATTTATAAGTAGAAATGATTTAGTAAAGAACACTATAATAGATGGTAATGTTCAAGCTGATAAATTGATGCACTTTATAGAAATTGCACAAACTATCCATATACAAAACTATTTAGGAACAGATCTATACAACAAAATTAAAACATTAATAGATACAGATGCTATATCAGGTACTGTATATGAAACTCTATTAGTAAATCATGTTCAACCAATGTTAATTCATTATGCTATGGTAGACTTTTTACCATTTGCTGCATATCAAATTAAGAATGGTGGAATATTTAAACATGTTTCTGAAAATGCAGAGACAGTAGAAAAGGCAGAAGTAGATTATTTAGTTGAAAAAGAAAGAAGTTTAGCTGAATATTATACTAGAAGGTTTATACAATTCATGGATTTTAATCAAAGCAGTTATCCTGAATATACATCTAACACAAATGATGATATTTATCCTGACAGAGATGAGCCTACATTTCAAGGTTGGGTGCTATAAAACAAGAGTATGAAAATATATAAACCTAAAGAAAAAAACATTATAAAGTTAATGAGATATATTAATAACAAATTTAAAATAAATAAAAATGGCAAGTAGTTTAACAGGAATATCTATTGCATCAAGTTATGATTCACTACTAAAAGTTGGAGATAATGATGGATTATCAGCTAGTTTACAGGTGATTTCTGATGGTTTGGGAACAGAAACAGGGATTAGCCTTAACAATGCAGGAGATTTAACAGCAACAGGCACTATAACAGCTAACAGCTTTGTAGGAGACCTTAGTGGTAATATCTCAGGAAACTCTACAATATCAGGAACACTTACTTTTGGATCATTATCTGATGGTACAATAACAATAACAGATATAAAAGATGAGGATAACATGTCCTCTGATAGTGCAACAGCACTAGCAACTCAACAATCAATTAAAGCATATGTAGATGCACAAGTAACAGCATCTGATTTAGACTTTCAAGGTGATTCAGGAGGTGTACAAAGCATAGACCTAGATAGTGAAACATTTACTATTGCAGGTACAAGTAATGAAATAACAACAACATCAGCAGGTAATGCACTAACAGTATCACTAAATCCAAACATTAGTGGTTTAACAAGTGTAGCTGCTACAACTTTTACAGGAGCATTGACTGGAAATGCTAGTACAGCAACAGCTCTAGCTACAAGTAGAAATATTGCAGGTGTAGCTTTTGATGGAACAGCAGACATTTCATTATCAACAGACAATATTACAGAAGGATCTAATTTGTACTACACAAGTGCAAGATTTGATTCAGCATTATCAGCTAAATCTACAACAGACCTTTCTGAGGGAACAAATTTATACTATACTGATGCAAGAGCAGATGCAAGAATTGCATTAAATACAGGTAGTAATTTAGATTTATCAAGTAAATCAACATCAGATTTAAGTGAAGGCAGCAATCTGTACTTTACTGATGAGAGAGTAGATGACAGAGTTAGTAATTTAGTAGTAGCAGGTACATCAATTAGTGCAACATATGATGATGCTGCAAACACATTGACTATTGCTAACACAGCACCTGACCAAACAGTAGCTGTAGTAGGATCTAATGGTGTTACAAATGGAGGAACATATCCAAATCTAACTGTTGCAGGAGTAGATGCCACTACAAGTAGCAAAGGGGTTGCCTCTTTCTCATCATCACATTTTAGTGTAGCAAGTGGAGCTGTAAGTATTGCAGCAGATTCTATAGATGATACACTAATAGACTTTGGAACTGGAGCAAACCAAGTAAATACAGATGATTTACCAGAGGGTAGTACAAATGTATATTGGACAGCAGAAAGAACAGATGACCAAGTAAACACATTATTAACAGCAGGATCAGGAATTGGTCTTACTTATGATGATGCAGCAGGTACATTAACAATAGCCTCTACACAAAGTGGTATAGGACTAACTGATTTCTCTGTAACAGATGCAGGAGGAGATGGTTCATTAAGTTACAATAACTCTAATGGAGTATTTACTTATACTGGACCTAGCCAATCAGAAGTACAGGCACACATTACAAAGTCATATGTTGATGGTTTAGGAATTGCAGCTACAAGTGCAACTACAGCAGCAGGTTTAACTGGTACTCCTAACATTAGTGTGGGTACAATATCAGCATCAGGAACAATTACTGGTAATGTAACAGGAGATCTGACTGGAGATGTAACAGGAGATGTTACAGGTAATGTAAGTGGTTCATCAGGCTCAACTACAGGTAATGCAGCAACTGCTACAGCACTTGCAACAGCAAGAAACATATCAGGAGTTTCATTTGATGGTACTGCTGACATAACTCTAAACACATCAGCTATAACAGAGAACACAAATCTTTATTATACTGATGCTAGAGTACAAGCAGTAAGTATTAATAATGTTGTAGAAGATACTACTCCACAATTAGGTGGTAATTTAGATGGTCAGTCATACAACTTTACTACAACTGGTAAAATGTTATATGCTAACATGTATGCAACAGAAGGTGATTTACCAAGTGCATCTACTTATCATGGTATGTTTGCACATGTACATGGAACAGGTAAAGGATATTTTGCACATGCAGGTAACTGGATTAAGTTAATAGATGAAACAAATTCTACAACTGATAATTTAAGTGAAGGCTCAAGCAACTTGTATTATACTGATGCAAGAGCAAATAGTGCTTTTGATACTAGACTTGCAACAAAAGATACAGATGATTTAACACAAGGATCAACAAACCTATATAACCAAACACATACAGGTGATGTTACAGGTGCAACTGCTTTAACTATTGCTAATGATGCAGTTACTACAGCTAAAATATTAGATGATAATGTAACATATGCAAAAATGCAAGATACTACAACAGCTAACAGAGTATTAGGTGCAGTATCAGCAGGAACAATAGGTGAAGTACAAGTAGCTACTGATATGATTGCAGATGATGCAGTAACAGCAGCAAAAGTAGCAAGTGATTTAAGAGCTGTAGAGTACATTGGTTTAGACAGTACAGACTATATTCAATTTTCTGACAACAGTCATATAGATATGTTTATTAATAATGTACATAAATACAGATTTGAAGCAGATGGTGATTTCCATGCAGATGGAGATGTAATAGCATACTCTACAACTACACCATCAGATCAGAGGCTAAAGGAAAATGTTAAAGTTATTGATAGTGCATTAGATAAGTTAGATCAGATAAGTGGTGTAACATTTGACTGGATAGACAGAGATGATAAAAGGTCAGGTGGTGTTATAGCACAAGAGCTTGAAAAAGTAATGCCTGAAATAGTAAAAGAAATTGATAATTTAAAAGATGAAGATAAATTCAAAGCAGTAGATTATAATGGTGTAATTGCACTATTAATTGAAGCTGTAAAAGAATTAAATGATAAGTGTAATAACTGTAAAAAATAATTATGGCTTTAACAGGTACAGTAAAACTATACAAATCAGAAGTAAATGAAGATACTTGTGTAGAAAAAGATATTTATCATCCTGATGGTTCTGTTACACAAGAAACAAAGTGTGAATATCATGATGTTTTAGATGAAACAATAGAAAATGCTTATGTTATTGTTAGAATGGCAGCAATTCACATGCAGGATTATAATAGGTTTGTTGAAATAGTAACAGAAGATAATGAAATAGAAAGAGTGCCAATAGATATACCTAGAGGTGAAACTAAAGCAGATTATTATATTCATTACAGATATAATATTTATAGTGATAAAGAACATAGACAAGATGAGTATTATTTTCCTCTAAAAGAAATAGATAGTGATGGAATGTTGAATATTCAAGATTTAGATTTAGGTGGTTTAAATTTATATGTATTTTGTTATAATCACTTAAAAACACAAAAAGGATTTGAAGAATTAACAGATATATAATATGCCAGTACCAAGTTCAGGACAATTAAGATTAAGAGCTGATATAAATCAGGAGATAAATGACAATGATACAGATACTAATGTTTCATTAGGCACATTATCTGATGATGCAGGTTTTGATGCACCTGATACTATGTCAGAATTTTATGGTTATACAAGTTTTATAACACCTACTGTTACACAAGCTACAACATCAAATGTTTATGATACTACAATGAAACTACATGGATCAATGCAATCTCCAAGTGGTGGTAATGTCCAATATGGTTGGTATTTTGGAACTAGCTCAACAATGTTAAATAACAGTTTTATTCATGATGGTAATAATAATGGTAGTACATCAACAATCAATTTTGATTATACAAAAGGTGGTTTAAGTGGTAGTACAACATATTACATTTGGACAGCAGTAAGAGATTTATCAGGTAATGTTTTATCTAGTGCATCTGTTAAAACACAAGCCACATTAGCAGCAGCTAATTACACTAACACTTGGCTATCAGGTTCACAAAACCAAGTTTATGTTGAAGCATCTGATGGGGTTGGTGGTAACATTAGTGGTTCTATAAATAATGCATATAATCATGTGTATTATGGATGGAGTGGATTATCAGGAAGTACAAGTGCAACAACACCAACTGTGGCTCAATGTGGTCAATGGTACTCAGCAAATAGTCCTAACTATTCTTTATATGCTGCATGGAGGTCAAGTGCTGCAACAGTAAACAGATGTGTTAAACAAGTTAATTTTAATTTCTCAGGTTCAGACAGAACTCAATGTGGAATAGGTAGTAGTACATCATTAAGGCACACATTACCTTCATCAATTTCAGGTGCAAGTTATTATAACAGAACTGTTTTATCAACAAGTATAACAGGAAGTAATTATAATCTACCATATTATGGTTTTCCTAATACAGGTCAAACCTTTAGTGGTGGAATGTATCAATTTAGACCAGAGTTTGATCCTAGTGGTGTGAACTATGTTAGTGGAAGTTGTAATCACACTTTTACTTGGAATGTATAATAATTAACTAATAAAAAATATATAAAATGTCAGATGATTTAGACAACATAAAGAAAAAGAAATTAAATATAACAATAGAAAACCTTGTAACTGTAGGTTTTGTTATAGTAACTGTTACTGGTATGTATTTCAGTTTAGAGCAAGAGATCCAACTAGCTAAGGAATTGCCTGAACCTCCAATTAGCAGAACAGAATATGACCTGAAGGATAGTGCTATTAGGACTAGCATCTTACAAACAGAAAAGAAGGTAGAGGAAAATAGTGATAAACTAGATAAGATAGATGAAAAGCTATATGAAATAATTAAAAAAGATTAAAATGAGAACATTATTACTAGCATTATTGTTTACAGCATTTAGTTATGGTCAGGATTTGAGTATTGTACACTTTAATTATGAGTGGAATACACAAAATCAATTTAGAAATTTAGAAAGACTAAAAGGAGTTAAAGTACAATATGCATATGTAGAGCAACAAAGTGATGCATTACAAGCATCTATTAAAGCAGCTCCCACAATTATACTGTATAAAAATGGCAGACCAGTAGCAAAATTTGAAGCTAACCTGTCAATGAGAATACAGGAAACATTAGAAGAAATACAAGAAGTAATAGATAGACATAAATCAATAAGAAAATCAACATAATATGGTAAGAATATTAAGATACTTAGCAAACAAATTAGAAACATTTAACAATAAAGTCATAGAGACTTGGAATAATTGGTTAAAAAAAATAAAAATGTAATTATGGCACTACAAGGAGATATAACATGGACATTTGTTGAATATAGTGATACTGAAACAGAGGATATGGTAATTACACATCCTGATGGATCAGAAGAAACTGTACAACAACCTAAACAAATATTAAGAACAGAATCATGGTCCAATGTATATCTGTATGTTAAATCAATACAAGTACATACTATAACACATGATAACACAAAAGTAGAACAAGTACTTTATCATTATGCAGGTTATGAAAGTAAAGAAGCAAGAGATGCAGATAATGAAAACTTTTTGTTTTTTGATGGTGGTGTTTTGTTTAACCATGATCATAATTTAAACTTGTGGTCTCAATGTTATAATAATATAAAAGAAAAAGATAATTTTAAAGATTTACAAAATTGTTAAAACATGGCAGTACCATCATCAGGACAACTTAGGCTTAGAGCTGACATCAATCAAGAAGTCAATGGGAATGATACAGATGATAATGTATCTCTTGGAACTTTAAGTAATGAAGCAGGTTTTACTGACCCTGATAACATGAGTGAGTTTTATGGTTATCAAGCATGTACAGCACCTACACAAATAGGTAGTCAAAGTTTTAGTATCAATACATCAGGTAATTTATCAGCACAAGCTATCATGAGAGGTAATGGTGGGTGTGATATTACAGAGTGTGGAGTATATGTTGGTACATCTAGTAGTATTGGTAGTGCTACAAAATACAATCAGCATAGTAGTTGGGGGATGCACTCATGGAAATATTTTAATGTAAGTGGTATGGCTAGTAGCACAACTTATTATTGTTGGATTTATGCAAAAAATGATGCAGGTGAGACACAATTTAGTTTAGGTTCTACTACATCTCCACCACCATTAATACCAGTTACAAATAATACAGAAACTAGAAGTGGTGATTGGGCAAGTGCAAACTACTGTCCAAACTTTAATTTTAATGGAGGTTTTAATCCTATAGTATGGACTAACACATCATCATATACTAATATAGATGTTTATGGTAATAATAGTAGTAGTGCATTTCAACATGCTACAAACAATGCAGCATATCCAGGATGTAAAAATACATTTGGAACCTTTGGAGCTCAATCTAGTCCAAGAACTAAATATGGTGCTAGTTTAAGAGGTACATGTTATGATTATAGTACATGTGGAAATACTAGATATATTTATGCTAGATATTATTATTCAGGTTATAGTGATTTACTGGTTACAACATCTAGAGCATGTCCTTCATGTTAATTAAATAAAAGAAGATAGATTATGAAGTTAAGTAAGAATTTAAGTTTAGCAGAGGTAGTAAGATCAGAGACTGCCAAAAGATTAGATATAGATAACACTCCACCTAAGGAGCATATAGATAATTTAAAGATAATAGCAGAGAAAGTGTTTCAGCCTATTAGAGACCATTTTGAGTGTCCTATTCATGTTTCTAGTGGTTATAGAGGGGAAAGACTAAATAGAGCCATTAAAGGAGCTAAAACAAGCCTACACATGACAGGTCAAGCTCTTGATATAGATATGGATTTTACTAAAGTATCAAATACAGAGATATTTAATTATATAAAAGATAACCTAGAGTTTGATACATTAATATGGGAGTTTAGTAATGAAGATGGATCACCTAAGTGGGTGCATGTGAGTTACAGAGAAGGAAGAAATAGAGGTCAAGTTATAGAGGCATACAGAGATCCTATAACACAAGTAACAAAATACAAACCTTATGAGCCAAGAGAAGAAAAAAAGGAAACCACTAAGAGAGACAAAGGTAGGTCAGCTACTAGCAAAGTCAGGTCTGATAAACAATCTACTTGATGTTGTACCTGATAAAGGTGTCTTAGGCTTAGTTAAAAACATAATACAAAAAGATAATACTTTACCTCCAGTAGATAAAGATCAGGCTTTAAAACTGCTTGAAATGGATCTAGCTGAAATGGAAGCTGTAACTAGAAGATGGGAAGCTGATGCTAAATCAGGATCATGGCTTAGTCAGAATGTTAGACCTATGGCACTTATATTTATGCTAGTAGTATATGCTACTGGATTCTTTTTTAAGTATGAGTTAGATATAGTAAATCAATTAGTAATGTTAATGGTTGGAGCTTACTTTGGTGGAAGATCATTTGAAAAATCTAGAAGATAATGGAAAAAAATAAATGTCAATGTGGTAAAACAAAAGATAGAAATGGTTATTGTGATGGAAGTCATAAGAAAACTAAACATCTATTTGACATGAATAACTTACCATTTCCTTATCTATAATATAAGTATTATTATTATATAATTATATTATAATATACAATATAGTTATAATATATAGTACTGTATTAATACATTAAATATAGTATATAATAAAGTTTTTTACATTTTATTTGGATAATTGTAAATAAAGTTATAATATTGTGGTGTAATTAAGTTTACAAACAATAAATAATAATTAAAATTTGTCAATTTTCAATAATAAAAATAAATATATCCCAGTTAGTTTTGTCTACTATAAGTTTACATTAGACAATAAAGTAATACCATTAAAAGATGAGGAAGGTTATCTTGAAACTTTTAGTGAGTATGATACAGATGATGAGCATCAATATATAGGTGAGCAGTTAAATACTAAAACTTTAGAACTTAGATCAGTAAGTTGTGATGCTGATGGTGTTTTGATAAATCAAATCTTTAATAGATTAGGAGTAGAAAAAACAGAAAAAGTAAATACCTACTTTACTGCATACATGAGAGCTACATTTCCAAGATTTTTAGAAGAAAATGAAATAGATGTATTTTATGGAAATATAATTTTTAGAGTTATGCTAAATGGTTATGATCAAATGTATCTTGATCTGTATTCAAATGAAATGCAACCAAAAGTAGATAGAGTTTATGATGAAGCAATATCTCAACTTGATGCTTTAAAAAAGCTGACAGGTTTAATATAATTGTTTAAACTTAATTCTGTAATAAAAGGGAGCCTAGTCAGCTCTCTTTTTTTTTGTACCTTTCTGTATGCCAAGAAAACCTAGCAGAAAAACTTTAATAAAAAAACTAGACAAAGTGTTTAGTGAGTATATCAGGAAAAGAGATACTGATAAAAATGGATATGGACTATGCTGTACATGTGCTAAGAGAATACATTACAAAGAAGGACATGCAGGACATTTTATGAGTAGGAGACATTATGCAACTAGATGGGATGAGGAAAATGTAGCACTCCAATGCTGTGGCTGCAATAGTTTCAGAGGGGGTGAGCAATATAAATTTGCACTATTTTTAAATGATAAGTATAAAACTGAAAAAGCTACTGAGTTACTAATAAAATCAAGAGAAACTGTTAAATACTCTTTAGATGAGTTGGAGGACATGATAAAATATTTTAAAAAATTATTAACATAATATTTGGTTATTATATATAATAGTTATAATATTGTATTAGAAAAACATTTAAGATGTCAATATTTAATAATAATAAAGAGGAGCTTACTGCTAAAGATAGTAAGATACAAGAACTAACTCATGAGGTGAAGCACCTTAGAGAGAAATACCTTGAAACATTACAAGAGTATCAGGATCTCATTAGAGAATCTAAGAGTTTAATGCATGATCTTAATATGCTAAAACTAGAGTTATCAAGTTATGATACTAAAGAAGAACAAAAAAAAAATCTTAACTTAAATAAGACTTATGATGGAATCCAAGAATATTAAACAAAGTACAGTTAAAACTATTACACCTAAAGGTACATGGAGTAATGGCAAACAGACATTTAATAAATACTCTGTTGAACTGGCAAATGGTGATGTACCTGATTTCTCTGCAATAGGAGATTTCAAAAAAAATGTAGGAGATACTATTTTCTACACTCTTGATGAAAAGAAGAACTATGCTAAAATGCAACCTACTCCTCAGGACTATCAACCTGAGGGATCTAGTATGACTAGAGAGGAAGGCATAGCAAGATCTGTTGGTGTAAATAATGCAATACAATTAGTAGCAACTGATGTATGGCAGAAAGCATCATTAGAGGATAAGAGACAAATGCTTACAGATGTAAAAGATGTCTCAATTTATTTATACAAAACATTATTAACTAAACCTGATTAATTATGCCAAAACCTGATTTTGTTCAAGGAATTTATCTAGATGAATCACCAAAGGAATTTGTAGTGGTTAAAATGAGAATGAATGTAGATAGATTCAAAGAGCATTTAGAAAATCCTGATGTTAAGGAAGTTGTTAGAAAAAATAGTGGCTACTTATCAATGGATGTATTAAAAAGTAAGAATGGTAAATTATATATACCACATAGTGATTTCTCACCTGAGAAAAAAGTAACAACAGTAGAACACAATCCTGATAGAGACTTAGGCTATGGGGATGATGATCCATTTACAGACTAGCATATGATACTTAGTGTTAAAGACCAACTTGATAAGATCCACAAAATAAGGAGAGGAGAAATTAAGGAAGGCTTGGCACTAGGTATTAAGTCTTTTGATACTTATTTTAGATTTAAAAAAGGAACTTTTAATATTTTTTTAGGGCATAGTAATGTGGGCAAAACACATACTGTGCTTTTTTTTATGTTCCTATATGCAAAGAAACATGGTTTAAGATTCTTAGTTTATGCAGCAGAAAATGAACCATATGCTATAGTAAAAAAATTAATTGAATTTAAAGAGGGTTTGCCCATTAACAAGGTTGATGAGGAAAAGCTGAAAGAAGGAAGTCAATGGGTAGATTCTCACTTTAAACTAATAAGCATAGATGAGCAATATACATATGTTCAATTATTAGATCTAGGCAAACAAATAAAAAAGAGTTGGGATTATCATTGTTATTTTATTGATCCATATAACTCACTTGAAAAAGACAGAGACTTGTTTAGATCTGTAGGAGGACATGAGTATGATTATAAAGCAGCATCAGATATGAGAATGTTCTGTCATAAAACTGGTGTAGCATTGTGGCTTACAGCACATGCAGTAACTGAGGCTACAAGGAGAGTATATAATTCTAATCATGAATATGCAGGTCATCCTGTAGCACCAATGATGAGTGATTGTGAAGGTGGTGGTAAGTGGTCTAACAGATGTGATAATTTTTGTGTGATTGCAAGAATGGTTCAGCATCCATTGGATTGGATGATTACTCAATTACATGTTAGAAAAGTAAAAGATACTGATACTGGAATGATGCCAACAAGTTTAGATTCACCAGTAAGAATCAGGAGC